TGAACCAGTAGTAATAACTCCTGACTGTGCAGACTGAGAACCTATGTCGTGAGTTTCTGATACATAATCTGGGTCTATCTTAGTTACTATATAATTTGACATATCTTATCTTAAACTCCTTAAATTTGCCTATTTAAACCGACAAATTACCCCTTTTTTTTGATATTATAGGTTTAGTTGTCGTGTATCGTAATTTTAAAGCCACTATGCCTTAAAATAGGTTTAAATGATATTATCTACTTTTTGTTGTATCTATAAGTAGTTCTATGTAGTGTTTAGCTTTTAACAAGTCTGAAACTCCACCCTTCTCTTTAAATCTTAAAATATACTTTATGATATTTCCTTCTACAAATCCAATATTATTTTTGATGATAAATTCTACTGGTTGGATTTTATATTTCTTGTAATGGCTTCCACCAACTTGTTTTTTAAATGACTTCATACACAACCCTACCATTTCCCTTAAATGCTCTAAGATACATTTTACGATTGCCTGATGGTTTGTAAGAACAATGTACCCAACCAGAATTAGGTTCTTCAGGTTTCCAAAATTCTAATATGCATTGGTCATAATCTAAGTGATTAACTATCCAGTCAGAAACTTCTTTGTTAGGTATTCCTAATATTTCAAAATCTACTGCTTGTCCAAATGTATGTTGTGAAGTCGCAGAACTTCCTATGGCTTTGCACAACTCAGGAGAACGATAGCCAGAAGTAATTGTAATTGGTTTGTTAAAATAGTTTCTTACTGGTTCTAAAATAAACTGGCATACATTTTGTAGATTAACTAGAACTTCATCAGTTGGAGTATTGTCTATTTGTAATCTGATTGCAGTATCAGAATAGATAAATTCTCTTAGAGAAAAATTTAAACTAACTTGCCTATCCATTTGCCATCTCTATTTAAAACACAAGGTGCTAACTTGGGTTGTGAATCTATTATTAAACCAGTTCCAATTATAAATCTAGTTTTAAAATTCTTTGCGTATTCAAAAGCTAAAGACTTTTGATCTATTAAACAACCTACTTGCATACCCCAAAAAAGATTATCAGGATTAGCCCAGTATTCTATTTTAAACTTAGTATGAAAATGTCCCTGCACACAATTCATTCCATTTGTTTGTGATACTTTTAAAACGTCAGCAGAACGACCATGAGTGAATAAGCATCTTTGTTTATTTGGTAGAGTAATAGTCAAGTCATCTGCCCACTTCCATTTCTTAGTTCCTAAGAATTCGCCATATTCTTTTAGATATGCTCTAGGCATACCATGTTTTAATGCTCGTCTATAAACCATTGATGAATGGTTAGAATCTATTTCTATAAGTTCAGGAAATATTGATTCAAGTTCTTTTACATAATCTTTTGCTTTAACAAGTTCATGTCCAGCAGAAAACAAATCAGGGTTTGAATCGTGGAAACTAAGTGCGTGATGATCTAGTAAATCACCAATAGACATTACGAATGTAGGTTTGTATTCCTTTTTTAATGCTTTTAGAAAATCAAAAGAATCTTGCCTATGATAAGGCAAATGCAAATCTGATATAACCAGAATCCTTCTTGTGTCCATAACTAACTACTAGTTGTATTCGTTTTACTTGGCAAGGAATAAAGTTAATAGTGCCATACTTAAAGTTCCAAGAGCAATAAAGATAGACCAGAATAGTTTTTCTAATCTTTTCTCCAGCTTATAAACTGAAGTACCTAGTATTTTAATTTCTCTACGGATTCCTGTTATATGTCCCTTTAGACTGATTAATTCTTCGTTGTGAGTTCTTGCCATTGTCGTTTAAGCATTTGCAAGACTTTAGCAAGACACACCCACCAATCCAAAGTTTGTAAATGCAATTAATATTATGCAGTGTGTTTATCAAACTATTGTGTTTTAATAAAGTTATTTTTTGTAGAACTGTTCTACGTTCTTAGCATAGTCTTTCCAAAATGTTTTAGCATCTTCAAAAGCATCTGCGTAGAACTTAGTCCAATAGTTCTTAAAGTCTGAATAGTTTAGCATTGTTATCTCCGTTAGTTATTGCCAACATATAATGTTGCAAACCACGAAGTTCAAGACTACTTGATGTTTAAATGTATCTTAATTGATTCTATGACGTACTTAGCAATAGACCACTTCCATTCTGCGTATAAGCCAAGCACTAGTCCAATAATGAAATATATCATGTATTTGTTATGTCAAAGATTTTAGAAAAAGTCAAAACACTTGTTCTTAAAGACAGATGGTGCTGGGAATTTGTCGTTCAGTAGTGATTTGCCCACGACTTCTTTTACTGGGGCAACTGTTGAAACAAGTATTGCAGGTGGTGATTTGGTTTTAGTTTATGATGATAGTGCTACTGCTGTAAGAAAAATGACTAGAACAAATTTTGTTGCAGGTATCGGTGCTTCTGCTGGACAAGTTATTCAGGTTGTTCAAGCAAGTAATTCAACTCAAACTGACACAACAAGTAGTACTTTTTCAGATATTGTCACTGGTTCTATCACACCATCATCTGCAAGTAATACAATTTTAGTTGTTGCTCATGCAAATGGTCTTTATAGTTCTACATTAGGTGCATTTGGTAGTGTTAGAATATCTCATTCTACTGGTACAACATCAGTATCAGGTACTGTACCTCATATTGGTACTGGTGGTGGAGATGTTGGTGTAGGTTCTGCTAGTATTTCTTATTTAGATTCTCCAGCAACTACAAGTTCAGTTACATATAAAATTCAATTTAATTGTCCATATACTCCAAGTGGTGCTGTTAGAATAAATGTTGGCAGTTCAATGTCCACATTAACATTAATGGAAATAAAAGGATAATATGACAACAATAATTAATTCAATACTGGCAATTAATCCTAATGCAAAAGTTGTTGTAAAAGCAGAAGATATTAATTCTATTGAATGGCACAACGGAACAACTCCTATTCCTGCTAATCAAATCCTTGCAAAACAAAAAGAACTCCAAGCAGAATACGAAGCCAAACAATATCAGCGAGACCGACAAACACAATATCCTTCCATAGCTGACCAACTTGATATGCTATACTGGGATAAAGTTAATGGTACTGAGAATTGGCTTAATTCAATAGAATCTGTAAAGAATAGATTTCCAAAAGCATAAGTTCCTTCAAACAAATGGAAGTGGGGTTTTAAGCTTTGCAAGTTCTTCTGCCGTAAATACTCCAGCTTGGTTTGCTTCTATAAGTACAGATCAAACAATAAGCAATAATACATTAACATTAATTGCTTTAGCTGATGAAGTTTATGATACAGATAATGCTTTTGATAATTCAGCAGGTAATTATAAATTTACAGTACCAAGTGGTAAAGCTGGTAAATATTTAATTTCTTGGGGAATGAGAAATAGTAATGGTACAGCATCAAGACTTGACTTTAGAATTACTATTAATGGTTCAGAAGCACACAATACTGAAAATGCTGGAACTGGTGGAAGTAGTTACGATACATCAACTAGTACAAAATTAATAAATTTATCTGTTGGCGATTATGTACAATGTTATATTTTCCAAAGTTCTGGTGGTAATTTTAATCTTTTATCAAATAGAAATTCAACATTTATGTGTGGATTTAGAATAATAGAATAATTATGACACAACTTTCAACTAAAATAGAATTATACGCAAACAAAGAAGTAAATTTTAGAACTGAAGTTAAACTTCAAGATGATGGTAATGGTGCTTACATTAAAGAATGGAATTTAGATATTGCACAACCAACTGAAGCACAGCTTAACGCATTAGAAGCACAAGCTAATGAAATTGAAAGATTAAACTTAGTTAAATCAAATAGAGCAAAAGAATACCCTGACTTTAAAGATTACTTAGATGGTATTGTTAAAGGCGATCAAGCACAAATAGATAAGTATATTGCTGATTGTTTAGCTGTTAAAGCCAAATATCCTAAAGATTAACTTTTAATTGTTTAAGTTGCTCTAAAGTCGTAGCATCATCAACTAAATTAGTAATATCTCTTAGTCTTTGTTTTTCAGCTACTATTGCAGAAGTATCGGCATTATTTTCTAAACTTCTTTGAAATAAAACATCTTGTTGTTCTAGTAAAGGTTTGCGTTCATAACGTAATCTTTCCTTAGTAAGTTCTTTAGCTTTATTAAAGTTAATTGTAATCATTCTACATACTCCCATGCGTTTCTAAATGTTCTATCACTTGGTATTTCAGATACATCAACTATTTTATAAGGTGTGTTTGCAGGTACATCTTTAAGTGCAAGTTCTTCAATAGTATGCGTTTCAAGATATTCTTGAGTTGGTACTATAATGCTTACTGTGTTGTCTGGGTTTTTATATATTATTCTTTTCATAATTTTTATCTAAATATTGCTATTGATAGCATTGATGAATCATCTCTTTGTTGTCCATTCAATTCAACTCTAGAATTTTCTAATCCAATATTATTTGTATTCATATCATAAGCACTTCCAGTTCCTTTTATATATAATACAAATCTATGATCTCCTGTTGCTGAAAAATCATTGCAATTCATACAAGTTGTAACTGTATAATTTGTATCAGACAAAGAATTAGTAAAATTAACTGTATAATCTCCAGTTCCATTATCTGTAACAGAACTAACATTAAAACTTCCTCTTATAGCTACTGTTCCCCTTCCATTAAAATTAACCCATACTTTAACTTCGGTGGGAACTGAACTGAACGACAAAACCCCACTTCCATTTGTTTGAAGCACTTGACCTGAAGTTCCGTCTGCACTTGGTAGAGTTAAAGTTAAATTTGATGCTATTGTGTCTGGTGCTTTTATTGCAACATAGTTTGAACCATTGTCAGTATCTTCAGGCAATCTAATTTCAGAACCAGCAGTAGCATTTCCAATTACAGCAAGAGGAGTAGAAAAACTCAAAGAATCAAAACTTAAATTCCCAGCACCATCTGTCTTTAAGAACTGACCAGCAGTACCATCAGCAGAAGGAAGAACCCAAATTTTATCAGCACTCAAACTAGCAGGTGCTTTAAAGCCAACATAATTTACTCCGTTAGCAGTAGTTTCAGAAAAACGAATTTCTTTTTGATTTTGTAAAATTAAATTAACAGAAGAAGTAAGAGAAGAATCTGAAAGTGTTAAAACAGTTCCAGTAGCAGTAGTGGTTAGTCCAGTTACAGATACAGTTGAGTCTAACCAATTTACTGTATTAGCAGAATGGTCAAGTGTTGCTAAAGAGATGTCATCAGCACCATCATAATATTTTAAAGTTGGAGTTGTTGCTGATGTCGTATCAAGCCAAATTGTACCAGCAACAGCACCACTTGGTCTTGATGTTCCTGATTGAGATGTGTTAATAGCTGATAGAGCATTGTTTAAGTCAGTTCTAAAAGAAGGGAACGACTGGTTAGCTATGTTAAAATCGTGTTGTGCCATAATCTATCTAATATCTTATTTAAAATCCTTTTGCAATATAATCAAAAGTTCTACTTACACCAGTTCCACCACTATTCTTAAAGGCAATATCAAAACCATTTATAGTTTTGTTATTTAAAGTATAAAAATCGCCAGTAGCCATTCCTTGATTAGTAATACCGATAGCATAATTAACAGAATAGAATGGTCTTGTAAACACTACTGTATAAGTACCAGTTCCACTTACTAAATCATTACCATTTTGAATAGTATCTTCTACATCAATCGTTACACTTAAAGCAGATACAACTGGAGTAGAAGCTAAGTCATCAGAACGCATCATTAATCTAAATTTAAAATATCTAGCAGTGTAATCGCCAACTACAAAATTTCTAAATGATGTATAAGTTATATTGTCAGCAGATAAAGCAATTTCCAAATGAGCATTACAGTTAGCAGGAGAATCTCCATCAAAGTTAGAAGCACCATCATCAAAGTCGCCAGTAGCAGAATCAAAAAGGTTATCTATATTATCAACAGTTTGTGTAAGAGAAGCAGTTACACGAACAGTGTAACTTCCACCAATGTCAATAGGAGAAGCAAACAAATAAGAACCAGTAGGAGATAAATCATAAGTCGTAACTCCAGCATCAAAAAAAGTCGTAGGAGAATCAAATAGACCAACAGCAGAATCAAATGTTTCAGTAGAGTCTAATCTTAAAGCACCACTATCAACATAGACATTAGTTTTAGTTCCTGAGAATGTAGGTGATTCAGTTTGTGTTAGAACAGCATTAAAATCTCCTATCTCTAATAAGTTAGTTGATATTACAGCTTCATTAGATGAGAAGTTTCCGTTTTTATCTACTGCTTTAATTAGGTATGAACCAATCCTAGCTGGTACTGTAACTGAAGTAGCTGGTCTTGCAACTTTTTCAACAAGAGAAACTGAGTTCTGCCATTCAGCACCAGTTGTTAATGTACTAAATCTAATTGCATAATAAGCTAAATCTAAATCTGGTATTTGTGTCCAAGACAAGTGAGCATCACGACCAATAATGTTACAAGAAAAATCTTCTACGTTAGCAGGTGGTAATAATCCACCAACAATAGTTCTTGTTGCAGATGTGTAAGTAGAACTAACTCCTAATGTATTAAATGCTTTTACTCTTACGTTATAAATAAATCCATCTTTTACATTTAATATTCTATGAAACAATCCTGTAACCTGACCAGATATAAGATAATCTGTATCTGTACTTAGTTTGTATTCTACTTGGTAGTAATCTACAAAGTTATCTAATGAAGCACCAATCGTTACATCTAAAGCAGTAATAACAACTCCGTCTGAGTATTCAATTAATTGGTCATCTAAAGTAACTGATACTGGTGCTGTAACAGAAAATGGATTAGGAAGTATTGTATCAGCTATTGTAGGTGCTTCGCCTTTTTCTTCCCAAGTATAAAAGTTATCTTGATGTTCTTCTAATCCAAGAGTTACTGTTGAATCTGAATTAATAGCTAAAGACATTACTCTAAAAGGTTTAGCACTAAAACCTGCTGTATCGTATGTAGCTGTAACTATATCTCCAATAGATAAATTAAGTGCTTCTGAAGTTACTGTTACTTCTGCTTTTAAATTGTTTCTTGATCTCTTTAATATGTTCTCGCAAATTTCTTCTGCCTGATATGGACTAGTTACTTGTAACATATCAAAACTTCTTTCAAGTAAAGTATTGTTATCATCACTTAGCATAGTTGCGTGTTGATCTGCTGGGTCTAAAGCTGAATCATCAAATGGTGGATATGAAACTGTATCTGATTGATAATCTTTTTCAGGATTAGTAAATGTTCCTATAACTCTATTGTATTTTTCTGATTTGCTTTCACCTTGTAATTTAACTTCGCTTACAACATTATCTTTAGTTAATAGTAATTGTGAACTTCCTGAACCTTCAATAATAATTTTGTATTTACCTTGTGTGTAATTAAAGATTGCTCTCATTGGTACTAAAAGTTCTCTTACATTCTCTAATACTTTTTTTTCACTATCTATAACTGCATTTGTTTCAAATAAGTTAATATCGCTTGTAGCACCTGAATAAGGTGTAACTTGTGTATCGCAAGTATTTGCAGAAGTTTTAAATGTATCGTAATTAGTTTCAAAGGCATCATTAGGTAATCCTTTTCCATATCTAGTATTTCTTAAATAATCTAAAAGAACTAATGATGAGTTTGCAGAATAAGTCCAAGTAGAAGCTGTGTCTTGTCTATGTGAACCAGAACCACCTTTAGTAGAATCTAATCTAGGGTCGTATATTTTCTTACCTCTTAAAGTTACTCTAACTTCTGGTAATCCATTAAAAGCATCTTGATTCCATTTAAACCTTAAAGCAACATAAGCAAGACCAGATAGTTTATGATCTGATGTCCAATTAGTTGTTTCATCAAGTAAAGACGATGCTGATTGATTGTCTAATCCAAAAAATGATTGAATAGATATTAAAGATTCTCCACCTTTATAATAGTTGGCATCTCCACTAGATACTCCTCTTACAGTTCCATCTGTTAATGAACCATCAAATGTAACTAGTTTGTCATCTACATAAACCTCATCTATTGCTGTAATTCCTGCACCACCACCTTCGCATAATACTCCTGCTATATAAAGATATTGATTATCAGCACCAGAACTTTCAACAAATACTCTAGTTAATCCTACTTGTCTTTTTCCATAAACAATAGGAATAGGATTGTTATTTGAGTCTTTACTAATAGTAATGCCTTTTGCTTCGTCTTGAGAAGATTGTCTAGGTGCTTTTGGTTTAGGTGCAATAATATAACTGATTGCAGTAACTATAATAAATTGAATGATTGCAGCAGTAAATGGGTCAGCACCAGAAGTATAAATTGCTACATCAGTTCCATTAATAAGATTATCAAAAATCCTATTAGCTAAAGTAGATATTGAGTTAAATAAATCTATCATGCGTGTATGTGAAATTCTCTTTTGTATTTTTCTGATCTTCTATAAACATTATGATCTTTAATTCTTAACCATTTAATAGGTTGGTTAATTTCTAATTTTGTTCTAAAATATTCTTTAGTCCATTTCATAATTTCTCTTAAATGACTTTTAGCAACTGTTTCAATGTGCCAAACATTATTTCCACAATTCCATTCATTAGCTTTTAATTTGCCAGTAAGTTTAAATCTTTGTTCAACATTATCACTAAGGAAAGCCCAGTTAGTAAATCCTACATCTTGGTTTCCAACTCTATGAATTTGGTATTGATCTAAATTTAAAGATGGAGTTATCATTTTAACTAAATCTTCATAAGTATATTTATCGTACTTAGGAAACTGTCTATAAAGATGAATTGTTCTATATAAGTCATTCATTAAGCTGAACCCCACTTAATCTTTTGTGCTGTCTTACTTGCAAACTCCATACCTTTGTCATTAGGAAAATAAAGCTTCTGTGAGTTTTCAGCAGTTTTTCTTCCTGAAATCTTTTCAAAATCTGCCCAATGAGAAGCTATAATAATATTAACAGATGATGTTGTTGCGTTTTCTTCTAAAGTAAAGCTAGATATTCTTCCATCAAATAAAAGAAATGGGTCAGCTATTAATGCCTGACTGTCATTTAAGAAACCTCTATAAACTTTAGCAGGTTTGTTCATGTAATTATTGTTAAGCAATAAAGAAATGATTGTTGTATCTGCACCTGAGAATTTAAGCGACAATGTATTTACTGAAACATCAACTGTTTCTTGTACTTCAGAACTTGCTAAAAATAATGATGAAGCTGTATAGGTATTTCCGTCATAGGTTAAATCTTTATAATGATCTGTATAATAAGTTCCTGTGCTAATACCTAGATAAACAAGTTCTACAGGATTAAGTTTGTTAGTGGCTATTTCTGCAATTACTCCAGCAGTTAATGATCTTGTCATTACAGTACCTCTATTAAATCAATTTCGTATTGGAAATAGTTTTCTGTACCGATAGTAAATTCTTGAATATCTCCTGTAAGTCCAACTGTAAAATCTACATTGTCATAAATGATTACTGCATTGTCAGCTACGTTTGATCTTAATGGTGGTTCAAAAGTTAATGTTCCTGCACCAGAACCATTAGATGATACATCAGCTACACACATATAAACTTTATTCTGTCCAGTAAATCTAAAGAAGTCTCCAGCTTTAAGTACACCAGTTAAATTGTTTCCCATACCATCTATTGAGCATGAAGTAACACCAGCACTAATAGCACCAGCAACAGATATAACTGTACTAGCAGAACCTTGTGCATCATCAATAGTTGGTGGAGTATATTGGAATGATTCCATTTGTGATCTTTGTTTCATTATAAAAGCAAGTATAGGTGCAAATTGGCTTCTACTCATAACTGGGAATCTAAGTCTTAATCTGAATTTCTGTCCGTCAATTTGTCTTGCTTGTCGTCTGCCAGATGCAGTTGTAGTTACAATAGTGTTCTGATTAGAACTGATTGCTACATCTCTAGGTGCTGGACTTGCTGGGAATGTGCCACTCATATTACGTTAGATTTTCCTTTTTGATTAGCACCTTGATTAACTAAGTTAATTATAGTTGCTCTATTATCAATTAATAATTCTTTAATACCTCTAACATCATTTGCTTGAATATTAAATGTTATATTCATTCCTGTTCCTGCTAGATCGTGGTTAGGCACAATAGTTCCACTTGTATTAGGTACAAATAATTCTCTACCTCGTTCTCCAACTGTTATAGGCATACCACCTCTTACAGAACCACCTTCTGCAAATGGAGAAACAACAGAAGCATCAATAGGAGTCATTCCACCACCACCACCAAATATACTAGCACCTATATTAAATAATGTGCCTAAAAAACCACCACTATCACCACCCATAGCTTGTCTTTGTGATAGTAAAGCATTTTGTTTTGCTATTTCTGCTGTTTGTTGTTTTGAAATAAATAATTTTAATTGATCTAAAGCTATTAAAGCAAGTTTAACT